GAGGTGCGACCGGAACGCTGCGACGCGGGGGAAGCCTCGCGCCCTTGACCTGAACTTTCTGCACCAGCTCTTCGCGTTGTTCACTTGGGCTCTCAGACTTTTCGTGCTTTACCATAGCTTTACGGCTAGGATACTTCTCGCCAGTGGCTTTCTCAGTGACCGCGCCACCGCGTTTGTAAGCGGGCGTATTAGGCTCTTTAGAGCCTGGGAATGTGAATTCGCCGTATTTCAATGTTGCGCCCATGATTTTTCCTTAAAGAGGGGTTTGTAAAAACTAATTATAGGGGTCACGCGATACTCATGAAAATCAGGTACATAGCGTGCCCCTAGCGATGACTGGCAGCAGGACGAGGATGGCTCCGCTTAGGGCGTGGGCTTGTTTGTCTAGTGAGATTTTCATCATATTTAATATTTAATATTAAATAATTACATTATGATTCTATAAAAGCTCGAACAGTTGGTGCAATTGTATAAGTGCAAGAGAATGAATCACCAGGTTCAAGACGCATATGTATTGGTGAAATAGTGTATAAACCAACTCCATTTTTGCTAAATGCAGTAGTTGTCCCGGCATAGAAATCTATTTGCAGATTATGCGCAGACATATTTACATAGGGGATAGTACTAGCAGGAATTGTTATTGCTAGGTAAACAGCGTAATTGCAATTAACGTTGTTTGATACTTTTCTGTATGCAGATGACGTTGTATTCACTGCGAAACTATATCCTCCAATAATTCCTTCAAACGCGCATCCTGTCACAACATATTGGTCTGAATCTTCGCCAATAACTATTCCATAGTTTGATCTCCACGGCTGCCCATCTCCCGTAGTGTCCCTATTGCCATTGCAGCCAATTACGTTAAATCCCTTCGACCCAGCCGCAAAGTTCATGGCACTCGCTACCGTGCCCATCCGGTTTGCGCCGTTAACCTGCATTCCACTGAAGACATTTGATTTTCCGTTAACTGCCGAGTAGTTGACGGAATAAGTTCCAGAGATCGGTAAATTGGCCTGGATGTTGTGCCCGGTTTGAGATCCGACGCCGATTATTGCAATTGCATCATTCTCCCATGAACTAATCCACGATGCCGAGTCGATCTTGACAGTCGCGATAATCCCACCTGATTGCGCCTCAAGGTAAACGCCCCAGCGGCGGCAGTAGTCAGCGACAAAGTTAGTGAAGAAAAAGTTTTGGTACACCATGCCGCTTCCTGCTGTGATGGATAAGGCCACGTCAAATCGCTCAAAGCTGCTATTGCTGCACTGGAGTGTGTCCCAGAACCCCGCGCTGCCAACGAATACACTGGTTCCAGCGATGGTCGTCATTGCCGTAGGGTGCACAGGTGCTGCAACGCCACCGACAAACATATGCATGTTGTCGATAAATAACCCCGCCCCGTAGCGCATATTAAACAGCGGATACCCTCCGTTGCTTACGTACCCCTTAACGTTTGAAATGGTTATATCACCACATGCCGTGGCGGGTGTTGCCGCCCCCAAAGACATGAAATTGCCAATGTTCACCAGCAGCAAGTTGGTGAAGTTCAACCGGAAAGCGTAGGAGACCTTGGCAACGGTATTTGTTCCGCTGGGAGCCAACAGGTATTCCAGTTTGCAATTTGACAGTCCCCCTCCGACGACGGTATCGACCCCATTGCCCCACTGAAACGCTACCACTCCGCTCGTCAAGAGCAGCACGCACCCGTTTTCAGATGACCCCACAAAGTTGCATCCAGACTTTGAAATTGGGCTGAGTGCCGACCCCAGTTTGTAGCGGCCATCCGGCATGGTGATAGTCGTCCCGGTGATATTTGGGGCATCAATGCCACCCCGGCTGTTAGCGTAGGCAATTGCCATGTTAAACGCAGGGGAGTCGTCGGTGATGCCATCACCAACAGCTCCAAAATCCTTAACACTGACACTCTCCCGCAGCTTGGCTTGGACTGTGGTGCTAGCAGCCCCCACACCAGCGGGCATATACCCCACTAGCGATGCGCCTGCGCTGTCGCCATCGGCTAACAATGTGTGGGTTAGGTTGGCCACTGTGTCGGTCGGTGTAATTGAGATTGAACCGCCAAGGGGTGTTTTAAGTTTCAGAGACATTGATATTCCTTAAAGTAATATTGATAGTTTAGCGCCAATCGGCTTGACTAAGCGACCTGTTTCAAGTTCAAGCCTAATTGAATCAGTGTATGTCCCGACGTATTCAGAGCCCGTGGGTCCATAGGTGACATCTAGCAGTACTTGTGAAGGGTCTGGCCAAACGAGCACCCCGCCTGCGACGAGCGTGGCCGCTTTACCCACCATCGTAAAGCTGGCGGCATTGGATGCCATTGTACGCGATAATCCGAAGTAGGCGTCAGGAGAGGTCCCGACGTAGCCCGGGATAGCGTATCCGCCACTCACATAGCCGCGTTCTATAGCTAAGCCTAACGCGCCTGCGACGTATCCCGATTCGACGTATCCAGGATCAACATAGGTTGAATTTGAATTCAACGAATCCAGCACCAACAACTTACCTGAGGTCAAACTCGCCGCAGCACCCGCGATGTCAAACTCACCTGCGCCGGTTTGAAAGTACTTGTCAAGCTTGAATTCAGCGTCTGCGGATGTCAGAACGTAGCTCGTCGCCCCAAGGTCTAGCAGGTGTGAACGCACAAATGTGGAAGAACTTCCTGAGACTAAGAACGTTGCCGCGTCAGCTGACAAGATCTTGTTCGGGGTTTGAACCACTAACTCTGCAGTTTGCCCAGTGATAACAAAGCTGCCGGAGGTTAAGCCGAACACTTTACCTGACGATACCGAGCTGTCCGCGCCTGTTAACGTGTAGGTGGCGCTGGTTAAGTTTAAAGTCCTGGCAGCCGTGAACGTCAGAGACTGACCGAGGTAACTGTACGCACCTGCTGACGCGACGAGAACCTTACTGGTGTTCAGCGTCGCCGGTTGGCCCGACAACGTAAACGCACCGGCGGACGCTGATATCGAAACAGCTTTTAACAGTGTTGACGCCGGGTAAGTTAACGTGTAGCTGGTCGACGAGCTGGTTAACTGCTTGGATGAGACGAGCGCGGCAGCTTGTCCCGCAACCGCGTAACTGGTAGGTTGCGCGTCTAAGGTGTAAGCTGCACCGCCAGAGCTGACTTCAAAGGCGTCATTCTGAAATACATTACTTTGAAACGCCTGAGCCATGGAGTTACTCCACGATCAGCGGCTCACCGCCTGCAACAATCCATGCAATGTACGCAGCAAAGTCAGGCTCTTCAATCGACTGGCAAGGTGCCACCACCACACCGTCATCCCGCGTCACCGTGCCTTCAGATATTGATACGGTATACATTAATAATCAGTCTCAACGTAAATTGTGGAAACATCCATACCAACAGCCAAAGCGGTAGCATTGTTGACTCGGTAAACCGTGGTGGACAGCAGCGTGGTGTTGGCTGGGGTCTGTGTGCCCGGCGTGCCGGGCGTCACCGTGCCACCGGTGCTGGTGCCGGTATCAAGTCGATCCAACTGCCAACCGAATACGCCGTTACTATTTGGCGGACACCAGATCATGAAGTCATACGGCACGCCAGTTGTAATACCTACCGTACCGTTATAAATTGGGAATGCTGTAGTCAGTGCCACCGCCGTCTGAGCAGCTGAGCCGCCGTAGACCAGATACAACTGGGTCGCATCGGTGGACAACTGGGCAATGCCAAAGTTATTGACGCGGGTTGACATCTCGACGTTAGTAGGCGTTGCAGAATCAACACCCACGAACATACGCGCACCGCTTACAGCCGCTGCGTCAGTTGCTGAAAAACGGAATGAAGCGTAAAAACCACCGAGCCCAGCGCCAGTGCCTGACGTGAACATTGAAGCCGAACGGATAGAGCATCCTGAACCAGCCGTTGCCGCTGACACATAGGACAGCCGCCGCATACGGGTTTTCAAATTGGTGGTGGCGACGTTACGCGCGGTGGCAGTTCCGACCACCGTCATGGCCGCGAAGCCGAAGACGCCGGGCACGGTAGTGGCGTTACCACCGGGACTCCACAAGCTGATCTTCTGGCGGAACAGCGCTGGTTGCAACACGTAATCCATGCCGCTGGGGCCGACCACTGCCGGGCAGACGCGGGTGTTACCGAGCGCACGGCCAAACAGGTTAAAGCCGGTAGCCGGAGTGGCCGGTGCCGCCACCACAGGGATATTGATCTCACTGTCAATCGTGTGGTTTTCATTCCAGTTTGACGGCTGAACCAGCGTAGCATCGCCGCCATCGGCCTTACCACTGACTAAAGCATGTTTGATAGCCATTAGATGAACGGAGCCGCTTTGTTGGGGGTTGCGTAACGGTTTGACTGATAGTGTAAATCAGCCGTAAAACCGAACACCTGGTCGGGGAATGTATCGTTCACATTGTCACCATCCCTGAATATACGAAACAATATTACGGTGTCAACATCTATGTTTACACCTGAAATCGCATTTGCATCAGAAACCTCGGCCACATAATGAACGTAACTCTCCCCGGTAACCGTGTAATCGACGTACACGGTCGTGGTGGGTCCGAAGGTGTAGTTACCTAACGCGCCGTCACGCCGCTGGGCCATAGTGTATTCAAACCCCCAACGCACCACGCCCGTGTTCACAGTATCAACCGTGAAGTGGATGTGAGGGTACAGCGCTGACCCCAACAGATAGTCGTGATCGATGTGGGCGGTCGCAAACACTTCTTGCGTACCGGCGGCTGCAAACGCGTACAGGTAGATACCGTTACGGAAGTTTGTCAGCACCGCACTGTTAGGACCTCCGCGAGTGTCCAAACCCATTATCATGTCGCGCCACCCCGCGTTGGTTCGTGTGGCCAGGTCGCTGAAGTTGCCGTCAACCTCAGTAGGGGTCAGGTCTGAACCCTTGCTGCTGCGATAGGTGATCGTCATGGTTTAAGCCAGCGTGAATATCGCGCCAGGAGACGCGTTGCTGAACTTGACCGTCAGGGTCTCTGCATCGTTCAAGGTTACGCTAGAGGCATAATCCCACCAGCCGATCAATGCATTCGCAGGTGACGTGGCGCTGGAGTTGTACAGTATCGCATAACGAAACGGGCCAATACCTCCGGCGGTCGCGGTGAACACGATCTGAGTACCTGAAACCGTGGTGGTGCCCGTAACCTCAGCAATAGTGATGGTTGTCGCCGTACCGCCCGCCGTATAGCCGTTTGCGGCAGCAGGGGCCGGGTTGTTGGTTACGGTGTCGAGACTCGTCTGCGTGTTGACTGGTAGGGTGTTTGTCAAAGCGACCTTGAACGTATTCAGGTCGAAGTCATGCACCCCACGGGTCAGCTGTTCACTGAAGTCTAGAAACTTATTAAAGGTTGCCATGATTAGTCTTTACGTGTTTTGAAGAGTTTGCCAGGCTCCGTAAACCAGAGTTGCTCGGTTGCTCCAAGCCGCCTCGTAGTTCGTGTGTGCCGGGTTTGTTGAATCATTAGCATAGCTCATATTGCCGACGGAAGGTTCATATTTTTGAATCAGCCATCGGCCCTGGAACTGAGCTTTTCCAATATATAGCGGGTCGGTTCCGTCAAGATTGTTAACCGCATAGGCGGCAACATTCGGTACGTAACTTACGCCGCTAGATACAGACATGGCTTAACCCAACCGCGCCCGCAGGCGTTCAAGGGCGTCAGCCGCTTTCAATACGCGGGTTTCGGCTTCTTTGACTTCGGCTTGTTTCGCTTCAAGAATAGCAGCGTATTCGGCTTCCATCGCACTCGTGCGCGCGCGTAGCTCTTCTTCAGCGACACCGGCGGCTGAGGCCGCTGCATTGACACGCGCCTTATGTTCCTCTACGAGCGCGTTAGCGCTGGCTTCGGCTGCTTGGATACGCTCTTCACACGCGGTGCGATGCAGCTTGACCGCTTTGGTGAGCTCGGTCTTCTCGACCGCCACCTGTTTGAGTTCGACCCGCGCTGCCAGCAGCTGTGCGGCCTTCAAGTCAGAAGCCTTGGTTGCGTCGTCTTGAGCTGCTTTTGCGATGTTTTCAAGAATAACGACATGGTTGGCTAGTTCATTGGCGCGTTCAGCTGCATTGATGACCGCCGGCAATGCGGAGATCATCGGAGCCCACAGGTCGTGGAACTTCTGGAGTTCTTTAGGATTGATATTCATCTCAAAACTCCATTAAGTTGTGATACCGGCCTGGACAACGTTGAACGTGGCTGTGCCAGAAGTCCAAGGGGTCACATTGAGGCGAATGGCTGAAACAGGGAAAGCGTAGTTGCCATCGAACGAGGCCGTCTTACCCGTGATGGTTGCATGGTCAAACCACGTAGCGGTAGCGGGGTTGAAACCCGCCGCGAAGACATCGTCAAACGTGTGCTGCACTTTATAAGTGAGACCGGCTCCGGCACTGAGAGTTACCGCGACACCGACGTTAAACGGGGAAATATATTGGTCAAGCGGGATCGCCTGAGACGTGGTGGCTGAGCCTACCGAAACGCGAATTGGACGCATAGCACCCTCCTAAAGAAAGCCCCTAACGCTCGGTGGCGGTAAGGGCTTATTTTTACACAGTTTGGATGTATTCAACAACCAAGCGATACACGCCTTGTGTAGTGACGATAGTGCCGTTGGGGTCAACGGTCAACACCACGTTAGTGTTGGTGTTGATGTTAGACATCGCGAGCAACTGAGCCGTAGTCAAAGTGGCGTTTGCACGACCACCCGCAACCATGTCAGTCGATGTCATGTACTGGGCACCTGCAGCAGCCGTACCGACGGTCACGGGGATAGTGGTCATCGTACCGCCACCCACAACTTCGTCAACGATCTGATCGACCGAATAACGTAGAATTTGTGAATACGCCGGGAGAACGATAGTGCCGCTAACCGCCAGACCATCAGCCGTAGTGGTCACGTTGACTGCTTTGGACAGCACAACATCACCGCCGTCAAGCACGTCAGTCAGAGCATTGGAGCCGGAACGCAGTGCAGAACCGAAATAAGTCTTAGCCATGAAGTTTTCTCCTAATTAAGAGAAGAGGGCCGAAGCCCTCTCCATGGTTTAGACGCCGGCAGTGCCGTAGAAACCGCGTGGGTCAGTCCAGCCCACCGAGTAACGCTCGGTAGCCTTGTAACGCATGCTGTCGGTTTCGAAGTCACCTTCCATGGATTTCTCCAGGCCGCGACGCATCATCAACTTCAGACCTTCGGTAGCGTCAGTCTGAATGCCCCACATCGTGGACGATGTGATACGAGACAGATTAGCTTGACCGCCATCCAACAGACCCATCGATTTAACGGGGTTGATGTCGTTGTTAGCCGAGCCAGCACGCAGCACGCTCTTCAGCAGAACTTCTGCTTGGAACACGTTCGAGGGGCCGGTAACAATCTTCTGAGGTGTCAAACGGATACGCTTGCCGTTGTTGTCAACAGCGTTGCGGATCTGGATGAGCATCTGCTCGAGCGAAGTCTGAGACAGAGCTGCAGCGGTAGCCAACTGATTGCTGAACGTACCGTTCATGATCGGGTGGTCCGAGGCAACCAGAGACTTGCCGTCGCCGCCGACATAAGAACCGTTGAAAGCACGGTTCAAGATGTTAGCGCAGAGGGTCTCTTTAGTTTCAACCAAAGACTGGGCCAAGTGCTTAGCGTAGGTCTGACCCACACGCACATGGTCACCGTCTTCAACCAAGACCTTAGTCAGAGCAAAGGCCAAGCCATACACTTTGTACAGGTAACGTTGTTGGAACAACACGCCACCGGACTGGTACGTAACGGCCATGCCGTCAGGCAGCTCAGGAGCCGCGCCAAAACCGAAGAGCACGGGCTCTTCATGGTAATTGCGAGGGATACCCTTACGCTCTTCAAAGATTTGTTTCCATTCGTCAGCGCGTTGGTTATAAACGCCATCGAACACTTCGTTGAGGATAGGCTCAACAACCGACCGGAAGTCGGTACTACGCATTGGAGTTGCCATTAATTATTCTCCTTAAACTGAAGCCACGGCAGCTTTGTAATGATGCTGGTTGATACGCACTACTGCGGTAACATAAGCATCAGTCAAACTGTCAGCGATATTTTTAGCAAAACCAGTGATCTGGAATTGGCCTGGGGTTGCGACGATTGCGCTCAACGTACCGGTAGAGATACCAGTGGAAGTGGAGCCGCCGGGAGCGGTGAAACCGGCCCAATCGCAATCTTCGCCAACAGCCGTTTGCACGGTAGTGACGCCAGGTGTGCCTGGGTTTGCGTATTGAACTTCGAACAAAGCTTCAGGATCATCATAGACCCAAACAGTGATTTCGGTAGCCGAGGTGCCGCCAATCCAGAAAGGAGAGATGGTGGGTTTGCCGGTGCTGTCGCGATACTCTACGCCGGCACAGATGCCGAGCAAGAGAACATCATCAACGGTACCAGTGCGAGTACCGTCAGAGGTACCCAGTTCAACCACGCCGGTGTCGACGAGTTTGACGGGGTCACCAGCGAAGATACTGGCAGCGTATGCGGATGCAATGGTGTAGGCTTTTGGGCGCATCTGACCACTGTTGTGGTAAGAAGCACGAAAGCCTGAAGGTGCGCTAGTCGAAGACATAATGCTAATTCCTTAGGAAGATTAATCAAGAGAGCTCAAATTGAGCCGAGCGGTTTTGCCCCATATCAGACATACCATCACCCATTGACAAATTAGCCCCAGATGCTCGAGCCTGTTGTTGCATGAACTCAGCGGTGTCGCTAAGCTTTTCTTCTTCACGCATAGGGGCATCATGATGAGCCTCACGCATGAATTTCTCATACAAACTGATAGGCAGCTTGAAAGCCAGCATCTCATTAACTCCGATGAAGCCCTGATACTCACCTGTTTTAAGGGTGGCGTATTCCCAGCCTGGAACATCTTCCGGCTTGATAGGTTCATAGCCCAAACGCAGGCGCGTGTGGACAGAGTCACGTGGATTAGTCGTTGTAAGCCAGCACGTGTGCCAGCCGTGGAGTTTTGGCAAATCCGGAAGAGCGGATTGAAAAAACTGTTGGCGAAACATTTCAACTCGCTCGTCTTCTGAGAGGGTACGGTCTTGCGTAACGGTACGATCTACCATTGCACGGCTCTCTCGGTTATCAGCGGATTTCTTTAAACGGTCGTCAGACATTTGTTGCTCCTTCAGCAATGTGGTGAATTATAGGGTTGAATTGCGCAGAAGGCAACTTATGCTTTGTTTTGAGCATCATATCGTTGATATTGCTTCACATATTTTTGACGAAGTACGGGGTCATCCCACACTCCAGCTTCAACTAGAGCCTGTTTGCGCTCAGGGCTGATGTAGATTTCGCGACGAGTAGAGCTGGGCGCGTGTTCACGACCGGAGCCGATTGACGGGCCACCGCGAGCTTCGCGTGCAGGTTCCTTAGGCTCTTCCTTACGGACAGGTTTCTTCTCACCGAAACGCTCTGGCAGGCGTCGGCCCGCACGGTAACGCAGCTCATCCCAGTAGTCTTCCGACTTAGGGTCGTATCCATCACGAACCAGGGTCTGGTCAATGGCGAGCACGATAGCCGAGTCTTCGTCACGACCTTGAGGGTCATACCAGGAGTTGTCTTCCAAGAACTCTTGAGCATGCGCCATCACGCGGTCGTCCATACCTTCAGCTTTACGCGGCTGTTGAGCTGCGTTCTGCTTGGCTTGGTTCAACTGAGCGGCCTTCTGCATAGCCTGGTCACGGTAACGCATCGCCTGGGTCACGTCAGAGCCGTTACCAGCTTCAACCGCCTTAGCGATAACCTTCTCAGCCATGTCGACTTCGTTCAGAGCTTCTCGCAGGCGTACGTCAACTTGATTCAAGTCGGCGCTGTGCTGGCGCTGTTCAATGGAGCTGAACCGCTTCTCGAGGTCATCATTGCGTTTGCGCAGGAAGTCCAGCTCGACCTTGTCACGGGTCATAGCTTTGTCTCGGCGCTCTTTACGCTCAAGCTTCTCAATTCGACGACGTTCGCGAATCACTTCACGTTCGGGGTCTTCTTTATTCGTGAGGCGCTCGTCTTCATCAGAGTCTTCAGCCTTCTTAGTGGAAGGGTCCGTCTCCGTGATTACAAGTTCGTCTTCAACCTTGGACTTGGTGTCAAGGTCATCATCTTCAACTAGGGTATTATCAGCCATGGTGTTAGACTCCTTCAGTCAACTGTTGTTTCAATGCATAACCCATGAGTGGCCAAATCTTTTGTTTGGCGTTCTCTCGTGCAATCTTGCGCCCGATCTCCGCATCGAAGTTTTCAGGGCTGGCGCACGCTGACTCGCCGGTGACGGTGAAGCCGTTGCGCAGCCCCAGCACGCAGAATGTCAGCAGGTCAAGCTCCCTTGGACTGGCTTGCCACTCCGGCCCTCGCTCACGGCCAAACAAAGCTTGTGTAGCCGTGAAATAGTACTCACTGGCAATGTTCGCCTCGATGTCAGCAGGCGTCACGCGCGGGGCAGTCAAGCCCTTGGCTTGAATCAACTGCTCAATACCTTGATCGTCTGTTCGTGGGGAGGTAATATTATTCATTTCTTATCTCCTTCAGATGAATGCACGCATCTCGAGCGGGTTGCCCGTGACACGACCAATGATGTCGAGATCATTGAAAATTACAAACAAAGCAACATCGCCATCAGGAAGAGGAACTTCCCAGCGGTCACCACCGTATTTCGCCACACGGACGAACTCGCCAACCTGGCACCAGCGGCCTTCGGGCCAGGGCTCCATCGTGTTACGGTTGTGGAACGCCAATGGGCCAAGTTCAATGACTTTGGCAGATTGAGTATTCCATTTTTCGGTATCAACCGAACCTGTGTCAAGGATAATACCGGAGGCGGTCTTACGCTTGGGGTTGCGAATCTGCACTAGCACTCGGCTTCCGAAGGGCTGAACTCCTGCGTCTACCGCTGGAAAAGCCTCCGCTAATGATTGCTCAGAGATCTCGATCACCATGTTTCTCCTCATCTAGAAGTTTCAAAAGAATACCGACCGCATTATCGAGGCCGGCAATTACACCCGCACGATAGCCATATTCAAAGGCATCACGCTGGTTAGGTCGCTGTAAGGCCTCAAGTGCAAAGCGCGCCTGTTCAGCCTTCAGCTTGTTCAGCAGAACCTGCTCAATCACGCAGGGGTCTTGCTCACAGGTACAGGGACGTTAACCGGCTTGCCAGTGGCGAGACGGTAATGTTGACGAGTAGCTTGGTCAGTAGTTGCCATGATATTTCCTTGGTTGATGAATTTTAGGGGTTAAAAGCCGCTCGAAAGTGGCTTGTGATTTGTGATGTTCGTGCAGAGGGGATTAGATTTACAAAGTCACTACTGATCCGTTGACGATGGTCCCATTGTTCGCGGCGTTCACAGATGCTGGCAGTAGCGTGCCGCCAGCGTTGGCTGCGTCCCACGATTCGGCAAGTCCGGCGCTAGAAACATCACTTTGCGTTGAGCCAAGTGCTGCAATGGCAAAACGTTGGTATGCCTCCGATGTCGTCAGTTCACGGCTGTATACCCGAGCATTGATAAACAAACAGCGTAGATAAGCGGCAAGCGCCCCGCCCATACGCGCCCCAAAAACTGTTGTGTGACCAGCCCCTGAAGCGATGTTAGGGATTGCCAGTCCGCCTTGCGAAATAGCGGTATTTGTCAGATCAATATTGCGCTGATTTACCAGTTTGCCGTTCTTGAAGAACTTCCAAAGACCGAGCCCGTTGTGCGTGACGACCAGATGCACAGGAAGGTTGTTCGGCGTCAGCGTTCCAGTGCGCCACGCGCAGGTTTCAAGGCTTCCAGATGCGCCAAACCGGTCCCCCGTGACAACGTGAACAATCGAGTTTTGCCAGTGGAGAGACGCTTGCGGTGTGCCAAAAATATCAAGGCCCCATGATGCGGACCCCGCAGTCTGAAAAGACCCGCCGCCGCGCATCATTAGGCACGCATCAGCACCGCCGACGCCAACTAGAAAAGACGGTACACCGAACCATTCCAACGTGAGCGCCCCGTTTATTTTCAGCGTGGAGTCGGATGTTCCGCACCCAATGTAGCTCGCAATGTCGCGGCCAGGCAAGTAGATTGCCCGCTTCTTCTTTGTGACGATCGTCGGCAGTTGCGAGGGGCTAACATCTTTATCGCAGAAAACCACAGCGACATAGCTGCGACCAGCCTGATTTGCCACGTTGCCCGATCCAAGCAGTAACTGAGTGCCGCTGATCGTTGCCGCATTTGCTGAGAGTGCCGCGCTACCGCTCTTGCCATACCCAGCTACCATCGTGTCTGTCAGTGTTACAGCAGCCGATGCACCAAGCGTATCCACTAGGATGACACCCCTGATATTTCCGGGTGCTGCGTACGCCAGCGATCCAGCGGCCTGCCCGCCAGCCCAAGCGGCTACGGATACCGACCCACCAGAGAAAAAGGCGAAGTGCTCAATGCCCTCGCCAAGACCGCCCGCCGCGTTGTATTCGTTTGCCTCGTTGCTTGCATCAACTACAAAATGCCCAGCTCCCAACGATGTGATTGCAGTGCTGACCCCTGTTCCATCCAGTTTTACACAAAGGCCATTAGCATATAACACGGGTGCGCGGCCTGAATCGCGCTTGACAAGTACGGCAATTGGGGTCGCGCTGCTTTGCAGGTTCACGACGCGCCCGGATTGCAGGTTCCCCATGTAGTTGCCAGTCTCAAAGTCGCTTGATTGAGACAGCCCAAACGCCAGCGCGTGGTGTGTGGCAGACAACGTATTTGAGGTTGCGTGCTGCCCCACGTACAGGCCGGTGTCTCCGGGTCGAGGGCCGTCAAAAGTTGACTCTACGGCATCAATAACGCCTCCTCGGTTGCACCAGAATTCAGGGTGCCACATAGCGACCGGAACAGCCGCATCGGCTGCAATAATTGCGCCCTTGGGTTTAAATCCAAGCTCTTTGTAGTTTTCTTGCCCGTTTCCGGTGTAAGTATAAGTTGAGATTTTCATTCTGCTGCCCCAACGTAAAAGCGGATGGATGGTGATGATCCGCCGATGGTCGCGTGCATCCCAGTGTGATACGGGAGAGGCTTTGCGAACTCGAAACGTCGCGGCCCAGAGGTCGCGGGCATAGCCCATACTTGACGCCCAAAGGCTGTATCTGGGCAGTCACGTATGGTCAATGTGACGCCTGTTCCAGACAGTAATTCGACGGCATTCAAATACCCGCGCTGCGCCGCAACCACACCGGTTGCCGATAGCGTGTAATCATCTGGCGGGAAAGCTTGATCTGAATACGCGCCTTGCTGTAATGTGCTCTCTACCATCTGCCTTCCAGACGGAATTTCAATCCCCCCGGTGACAGGATTGGTTGTTGCCGAAACCGTTGGGTTGCCGCCCAATAGGATCTGAGGGTTACCGTTAGTGTCTATGATGCCGCGAATACCCGGACGCGTAGGTATGTCAGAGTATTCAAATAATTCAACTTCAGTAGCCATTATATTTCCTCAATTGCTGAATTTTAGGGGTTGATTCCGGTTCCTGTGCTCACGGAAAACTTTTCACCGGATTCAATTTCGGCCTGAGCCAAGCGCATCGCAGTGTCGTTGTCAGCGTCGTTCATAGCCGCACGTGCCATTGTCTCAAACTGGGTACGTTGGTTTTCGTTCTGCTGGCGAAGCTGCTCTTGTTGCATAGCTGCCTGTTGAGCAGCTTGCTGAGCTTGCAGGGTTTGAGCGCCTGTTTGCTGCAGCTTGGCTTGATCAAACGCCAACTTGGCTTTGTCCAGCTCGATGCGAGCCTGATCTACCGCGCTACGCTGTTGCAGGGCTTGACCTTGTACCTGAGCGTTGAGCTGAGCCACGGCCATTGAGCTGTCGGCTGCAGGAGGCTGAGGAGCGTACTTCTGAGCTTCTTTGTCGATCTGTGGGAGCAACTGCACAAAGGCTTGCAGTTCGCCCTCGATCAACTGCTGCACGCGACTCATGATCTGAATCTCCTGCTCATGGTTGTCTTTCTCAATCAACTCTTTGTCCACAGCTAGCTTGACACCTTCATGGGACTCGGTCAGGTAATAGTTGAGCAGGTGATCTCGCAGGTGATTGACCATCGGCAACAGGAACGTCTTAGCGATGACCGGGTTGCCGCCGAACAAGGGGCTCTGCAGGAATGCCATGTGAGCCTTCAAGTGAGCCACATGCTCCTGGCTAGGCAACACGTAGATTGGGCGACCCATTGAAGCCGCCACGTTCTCACTGGCCGGGTCCACGTTGTCCTGACCCATGGCAGGCTGAAGCAGGTCGTCCGTGAGCTTCATGCTCCGCAGGAACATCTCCTCAACCTTGCGCTGGTCATACATCTGAGGCATCATAGCCGAGCGTTGCATGATGGCCTGAGTCTGAGCGAAGCGTTGTGTCTCGCTGAAGATAGCGGGGTCAGACACGGGGATGATGTCCAAGGGGCCGTCAAAGTCAGAAGGCTTGACGGACATCTCACCCGCTTGAATCCGGATGTCTTCCTCGGTCAGATAGGCCGAGTTGATACGGTGCAAGATCTTGAACACGCGACCCATGGAGTGATGCAAGCGAGAGTGAATGGAGGAGAAGACCACCATACCCTGCTCGATGAGCGCCATCGTAGTGCCGACAGGTTGATTGGGGTTCTGGTCCGACAGCTTCTCAAATGAAGTCTGCACGACACCCTTGCCCGCGTCAACCAAGAAGCCCAGCAGCTGAAACAGAACCGGGCTCGGTGCGTTGAACGGTACAGCCATGACCAACTTGCGGATATCATCCACGAGCGAGCCGCCGTCAATCTCAGCAACTTCGGTAGGCTGCAACGTCAGGGTCTGACCGTCTGGTCCACCCTTCAGCTTGATCAGCGTAGGCATGTTCTGAATGTGGGCTGAGTCCAGCAGGGCACGTAAGGCTCCAGTGGCCGCGCCCGACAACCCGCCGATCATGTGCGTCAGACCGATAGGGTATGCGCCGCGCCAAGGTACGAACGGGAACTCAACAACCCAATCCAGCTCCTTGCACTGCTCGTCAGCCTTGTCCCAGTTACGGTAAAGCGACAGAGCCTTGCGAGTGGTCTTGTCAATTGAAATAATGTAAGGGCGGTACACACCTTCATCTTCAATATCCAGATGTGTATATACCTCAAAGATGGTGCGCAAGCCGTCTTCATTGTAAGAAGTAGATTCGCGGCCTTCGATCTTGTCGTTGGCGCGTGAGGAGTTGCTGAACTCAGGTTCATCGCCGACCATCGCATCATTCAGGTCGACGTCACGGTACATCCCAGCCTTGAGGCGGCGCTGATACTCGGACTTGGTCAGATACTGAACATGGGTCTTGCGTTCGGCAGTGTAGAAGTTGGTAGCCGCAAAGGGTAAGTAGACATCGTCAATAGCAATGAACTCAGTGGAGGGTCGCTTGTACTGCGGGTTCCACATACACTTGAGATACTGTGCTCCACCAAGTGGAAGCTGCGTGCTCAACTGTTCAAGCTCACCTCGGAACTCAGGCATCTGCTCGGTGGCTTGCCAGTTCATGAACTCGGCTTTGCGAGTAGCTTTCTCGGTCTTGGCTTTGTCGGGGGTACCAAAGGTCTTGGTCTTGACCGGGCCATTGGGAGGGAAGATCTCCTTCATCACCCGCGCGCTAAAGTCCACACAGGCTTCAACGAGCATGGGGTGCACGACCTTGTTGGCTCCGCTGAACTGAGCCCCGCCGGGGGCATCATCACCTAGGCCAGTGCGGCGCAAGCCTTCTTCGTACAACTTGTCACGCTTCTCGCGGGCTTCCTTGTCACGCTCCAGCTTGTCGAGCAGCTCGCTAACGCAGAACGAGAGGTCTTTCTGGTCGACCTCATCGGCGATGTTGGCAAAGTGTTCCAGGTTATCCCGCAGGTCTGTCTCGTCTTTCATACGGATGATAGCACCTCCATCTTCAAGTTCTTCCACGTCGAGGTCTTCGTCGTCAAGTTCAATGGTTTCGCCTTCGTCTTTGGGCAGGCTGAGGTCTTCATCTTCGTTATTCATTTGGTCCGCCATTCGGAGCTCCTAATTTATTGAAACAGTTCCGTGCGCAGCTGGTTGACAAGGTTATCAACGTGCCCCGGATTATAGCCTGAAATTGAATCATTCACCAAACCGCCAGTAGCAAAGCCTGGTATTTTGATAACCCCGGCCTGTCGGCTCAACTGCGAAGGCACCGCGAGGTTGCGTAGCCCAGCGCGAGCGCCCACTTGCGCGACCTTGCTGAGTGGTCCAAGGCCAGGCGCTACAGCAGCCAGTGTACCCACCGGAAACCCGTATTCGGCGCCAGCTCGACGACGTGCGGTCAGAGGGTCAAGCACTGAACCCATCTCATCAGGTGCCGTACCCATGAATGACTCAAGGAATCCTGACAGCTCGGGGTATCGCTTGGTCAGCTCATTCAAACCTTCACCTGACGATTGGATCTTGGTGTCTTTGACTGAGCCGCCTTTGGCGTACAGGTTTGACCGACCTTCTACCGCTTCGGCAGGGAGTTTACGTACACCGCTCATGTCTTGTGCTCCTGGGGGATGTAGTCGGTACTGCCGACCTACGTTCGGATCTATCAACATCATGTCGACGTGCGGGGTTTCACCCGTCTGAGCAGCTCGACGTGTGGCATAGTAGTCGGCCAACTGCTTCTGGTTAGCCGCGAAGACTGCATCTGGCAGCTCATCCTTGCCAGCGTAACCACGGTACACACCCTGAAGCATCTTCTGCTCAGGTGCGGCAGCACGGGCTTCCGTTAAGACTGCGGTTTCAAGACCAGACAACGGCACCTTGGCGGCGAGCTTCTGAAGTATCTTAGCGACGAGTGAGACCATTGGCATATGTTATTCAACCTTATTTCATCCCAATAATTATAGGTTGAATACCCTGATAAGCAAAGTCTACGCCGCGTATGGGTTGACCTTGTCACGCAGGTTCGGCTTAGGCTTCATGTCTTCCCGCAGGATAGTCCTAGGCAGAGCCAGTAAACCCTCATTCTTCAAGAAGATGACCGCCTGTGTAAACGTATCCACCAAGTCATCATGCTCAGCCACAGGGAACTTGCTCAATTGCTTGATTAGGGGCTGTGCCCAGCTGACGAACTGCCCTGGGTTCTTCTTGGATTCAGGTATCCACAGTAGATCCAACTCCAGCACAGGAGCCGCCTGATGAGCCCGGCTCACTTTGTCAGCCATTCCTGGGTTGTACGGCACGACAGGCACGCCTGAGCGACGCAAGTCTTGAATGAGCGACTGACCACTGGCCTTGGCTTCAACCAACACACGGTCAGCTCGTCGGGGCTTGACGGGCATACCTTTGTGGGCTTTGCCATCGCTACCCCCATACTCAGCATTCCACTCATCAAGCACCTTGGCACGCAGGTCAGGGTAACTCAAGTGCTCATCCCAGGCATCTAGCAGTAGTGCGTTACGCTTCTTCTCATGTGTGAACACCCCCCATACGGTGCACGCTGAGGGGTCGCCGCTAGTCTTCTCGGTAAACGCGGTGTCGTAGCTCTGAACGATGAACTCCAGCACCGGGAGCTGTTTGTCAGCTGGCCAACGCTGAAGGTGTGCGGTCTTGAGCAAACCCCCGGCAGTAGGTACCGGATTTTGCTGTAATTGGCCTGCAGATCCGTATTCACCCAGCAGCTGCTTCAGTGAGGTTATCTCCGCAGGGCCAAACCGTTCAGGGCAGATGAGCTCTTCCTTCTTGGTTCGCGGGTCATACAACCCCAGCGAGGTCATACGTTTGACTCCATCCCACTCAGCCGGTATCAGGATATGGTCCCAGTTGCCCAGGTCTTCAATGATATGACCGGAGATATCCTTCTCATGCAGCCGTTGCATCACCACCACCATGGCGTCTTCTTTAGGGTTGTTCAGCCGGGTTGACCACACGACGTCAAACCATTCAAGATCGCTCTCACGTATCGCATCAGACTGAGCCGCTTGCGCACCATGTGGGTCATCCAATATGAGCCGTGAACCGCCTTCACCCGTGGCCGTTCCACCCACTGAAGTCGCAATGCGGTAGCCCGTCTTGTCATTCTCGAACCGTTGCTTGGCATTCTGGTCACCTGAGAACTCAAACACCGCGCCCCATCGCTCTTGATACCAGGGGCTTTGCAGCAGTCGTCGGGTCTTCAAGTTGTCTCGTGTTGACAGAGCGCCAGAGTATGAAGCACAAAGGAACTTCTGCTCCGGTGAAGCAATCCATTCCCACGCGGGCCAAGCCACACTGACGATTGAAGATTTACTGTGGCGTGGCGGTATATTCACTAGCAGGCGGCGTATGTCACCTTCACTGATAGCCTGTAGATGATCACAGATAGTTTCAATGTGCCATGACTCAATGAATGGAACACCGGGTTCAATCACGTGCCAGCTCTGCTTCAAGAACTCGTACAGCGAGCTTTCAGCTTTGCGTTTGAGTTGCTCGGCCTGCACCAGCGCAAGTAGTTCGGAAGGCGTCATGCGTACCCCTAGCCCCCACCCGCGCTGGCTTTACTGAGCATTACCTGCATTTGTGACAGCTCTGCATCAGAAAGACTGTTAAGGGAGAGAGCGGCAATCTGGACAGGCCCACCGTTAGCCCCTGTAATCTCGCTGGTGACCTTGTCGCCGTACACTTTGGGTAGCATCTTGGCCAGCATCCACTTCCGGGTGTCAATGCGCAGCCGGTTGCGTGCCACCGCAGTCGCATCCAGCACCAGCTTGACGTCTTCGTTCTGGTACCTAGCTTCAACATCGGCTTCATCACTGATAGCGATGATTTCGTCGGCCAGAAGCTGGTAACCTCGCGCACGCGCCTGCATGTACTGGTCACGCAGCTCAGGGTATTTTTCAACCCACGTGAGTATCGTATGCGATTTAACATCCGTCACAATACGACAGGCTTCCTGCAGGGACTTACCCTCGGTCAAGTGTTCACACACATCAGTCATGACGGACTCGCGTGACCGCTTGACCTTGACGTCCGTCACCATCTGCGTAGGAGACTTGGGGAGTTGTTTGTTTGTAGCCATGGTGCAATTATACCTTTTAAAATTCAAAACCACTTGATCACTTTCGCTCAACAATAACCACTCACACCGCTATTGTTATTATCTCACCACTCACACCCCAAAAGTGATCAAGTTTTTTGATCAAGTCCTCTTAAGAGAACTACACCACTTGATTGATCACTTTGTTGACCACTCTGATGAGCTCTGTTGGGGGCTAAAAGCACCCCCAACGACGCCTCATCGAGTACAGGTTAGTGGCGATCAAGTGGTTTTTGATCAAGCCACTTGATTACCACTTGATTAAACCACTTGATTAAACTTGATACCTACCTTTGTTGACCGCGTCAACCACCTCGTCATCAACTCGGAGGTAATGATCTGACCGACCCTTGGGTTTGTCGAGCATCACAATTTTAATGCACCCGTCACCAATAAGAGAGGTCATGGCGCGCTCCTTGCGCTCTTGTGAGCCTTTGGGACCACCGGCGGTCTTGGGCAATTGTTCGTAATATGAGCGTGAATGTTCGGGGTGTTGACGCACTAGGTCAATCATCTCATCGCACAACGTAACCCACTCATCCTGCTGGCGCTTCTCTTTGTTGTCCTCTTTGAACTGGGCGCGTTGACCGGCCTCAAGCGGGCGAGCTATTGAGTGCATAAAGTGTTCGTCCTCGGGTTCGCCCAGGATGTTGGGGTGGCGCTCGGTGTGCCCCACCAGCTCAAAGGTCAGCTCCGGCCAGCGTGTGGGAAAACGCACTTTGGACGCCTTGAGCACACGGGGCGAGTCAGGGTGCTCTCCGTCCTTAAACACGGTGTAGACGCCCTGTGCATCGCCTGTCCATGCACTGGCCCCACGAGACCCAATACCCTCCGACTCGCCAAACCCGAGCGTCTTAGCCATGTGGGCTACGATTATGAGGGGGAAGGCGGCAAACGCTATCTTGATGACCGACATGGCCCGGCCTACCTCCGAGTTGTCATTCTCGTTCTCAAGCTCCAACACCGCGTTAGCTGTGTCAAGCACCACCAACGGCAATGCCCTGAACAGTGAGCCATCGGCCTTGACGTTGTCAACGGTCCACTCGGCATACTCAGCGGCCACCTGCGCCAGCTTTTCAGGCTCAAGGCGGTGGGCTTGGAGCACCGCTACGCGCTCTTCAAAGTCAGAGCTCGCCATACCTGTGTAACCCCACTGGGCTAGGCTATAGACCACCCGCTGAACCTGTACCACGGACTCGGTCACGATGATGACGTTGCGCCGGATGCGGGGCTTCATGGGGTGGTCTGCCGGACACAAGTGCGCCACCGCTAACGCCATTGGCACCACCAACGTGGTCTTGCCTACGCCAGCAGCCCCTGCGATGATGTTGACCCCGGTTGACATGAAGCGATCATACACGTACTCAATTGGGGTTACGTTTGATGCGCCTGAAACGCACTTGAGCTCCAGGGACAGCGGGTGCCGCCCGGTGAGTAGTGTGACCTCAGTATGTTTGACATCACGCCAACCCCGGCAATGTTGGTCAGCAAGGTAGAACACGGTCTGATGACCCACGCGGTAGTCTTCCCGCAAACACGCTCGCCACTTATCATTGAAGACTGCCAGGTTATGACTAGACTTTGAACTACCGCAGCTCCAGTCACGCGTTATCTCATAAGCCCGCGTCGTGTCGCTTAACCGGCTCATACCCTGCAGCACCTTGAACCAACCCTCGTCGTACGGGGTCTCAGGTGGGATGACGGACAAGGCATTGCGCAAGTCTTCATATGCTGCCGGGGCGATAGCCACCGAGCCCGCACGGGTCTTGACCGACAGCGAAGTTGAAGTCATCCGTCCGTGGAATATGACCGGGGCTTCAATAGGTAGTGAGCCCTGCGTGGGGTCTTTACCTTCTTGCCACTTGTACACTCCTGACTCACCCACGGAGGGCTCAACCAGTATGTATCCGTTGTGCTTCAGGTCAAGCCCCGCACCCATAGTGCCTGGATAACTCACGCCGGGTTCGGCCTTGAACACACGGTGCTCGCCCCCGCTCTGAGTTACTGAGGCGATAGTGCTGTAGATGAGCCCGTGTTCAGCTTCAAGCCGCGCTAGGGTCTCGTTGCCCCCGTTGCGTGGATCAATGTCCAGCACGACTAAGCCAGACTTCTCACATGCGATAGCGATGTTGGCGCCGGGGTGTCGGGTCCAGATGTTGCGGATGATCGAGGGGTCTTTGGTGGCGCTGTTTAGGCCATAGCCGTCCAAAGGTTTCTTGTCTTTGCGCACAGGTACAACGTACCACCCCAGGTCTGCGTAACGCAGCGCATGGTCCATTATGGTGTCGCTCAGCTGGGGGTTATCTTCTTGTAGTTTCCCCGTCACCAGCGCCAGCCTGAACGGCGAGGTGTCAAAACCAAACTTACTCATTAGCCTCTCCGAGGTCGTCTGTGTTGTCTTCATTCACCTCATCAAACTCTTCATCAAGTTGGTAAGGGCGCACCGGGAACAGGGCGCACGTGAGTACTCGGCAGTACGTGACCTCCTCACGTTGATAGTTGGAGCACTGCAGACACTTAACGCGGATAGCCGTCGAGCGGGTTATCTGCCCTAGCAACGCTCTGCGGGTCGCAATCTTGTGCTTCTCAGGCACTGACCGGTCAATGTAGGTGTCGATGCTTTTCAGGTCTTTGTCTGATACCGGGCGCTCTTCTTTGATGCGCGGGGCACGGTGGAGTTTAATCTTTTCAGTTGTCATGTTATATCCTTTATTTAGGTTGTGAATTATAGTGTTGCTTAAAATTGCTCTTCAATGCAATTCCAGTATTTTCCGGCTTTGCGTACCATGACCATCTTAGGTAGCTTAGCGCCCTTGAGTTGCCAGGTCAGCTTACGAGCCTCTGACGGTAACGTGACCGCCAGCCCCCGCGCTGCAAAGAAGTTCAACGCCTGAGTGTTAGACCGCTCAGTGGTGATGAATAAGGTTGCGTTTATGCGGGCATTCTCAGGTGTGGTGCAGGTATACTGAATCATGAGCACGGGCTTGGTCGGGTCTCGGCGAGTGGATACGGCCACCGCACTCACCGCATGTACCTGTACAACCAGCGTCGCGCCATCCACCGCTTGTTGTCCGCTGGTTGGGTCTAACGGGGCTAGGGTGGTGACGCCGGGGAGCAATTTGCGTGGTTCTCGTGGCGGAGCGGGTTCAGCTAATAAAGGCTCACTGGCGACACCCCCGCGCTCACGCACGTAAGTCTCCAACATATCAACCCCGCCCAAGCGTTGAAGGTTGCCCACAAAGTCCAGCACCAGACAGTTCTTCTTACCGTCAGCTATGCGTGTTCCACGGCCAAGAATTTGAACCCAGAGCGAAGATGACAGCGTCGGACGCAGACACATGACGCAATCTAGGGCTGGGAAGTCGAAGCCTGTGGTTATGGTGTCCACTGAACACAGCACTCGCAGCTGCCCTGATTTAAAATCAGACAAGGCTTTCTCACGCTCTTTCTTAGTCATCGCCCCGTACATCGTGGCGCTAGACCAACCCGTCACTTGGGTTATCATCGCTGACGCTCGCATGGCCGACACCACGGTTGGGCAGTATACCGCGATGTGTTTGCGATTACCGGCTATCTGCTTCAGTGTTGACGCGCACGCCCTTAGCCATCCATTGGTCTCACGGTCGCCGACTTCTGTATTGTTGAAGTCATCACTGGTCTTGACGCCTTCCAGGTCTAGCTGTACTTCAGTTTCAACTCCGATCAATGGGCTAAGCCATCCGTCTTCAACACCCTGGGCAACTGAGTATTTGTAACAACATTCATCGAACCAGAACTGATCACCCTTACCGTAGATGAGTCCGTCGTCAGTTCTCCACGGTGTGGCGGTCATAGCTATACGCTGGGCTAACGGGTAACGCTCAAACATGCGCCCGTACATCCCGACCTCGCCGGTCTTGTGGGAAACTCTATGCGCTTCATCAATTACGATAAGGTTAGGTTCCAGGATGTCGCCTCTTAGCGCGGGGTTGATTACTGATTGAATAGTGCCGAACATGACCTCTGAATTGAAGTCTGCACGGTTCAACCCGGCACATATGATTCCAGGATGTTCGCCGCTGTACTTGTAATAGGTCTCAGCGTTCTGCTTTACGAGTTCTTGCGAGTGGGTTAGCACCCATACTCGGTTACTTGAGCGTGCGATGTCAGCTATGACTAGCGACTTGCCTGTCCCTGTAGCCATTTGCACGGCTGGGTTGTGCCCTTTAGTTAGTGAGCGGGCCGCTGCGCTAACGGCTTCGGTTTGGTGGCGTCTGAGTTTCATATGGTTCCAGTTATAAAGTTAGAGAATACGCCCCTTCATTTTCGCTCACGAACTGACCGCCTATACGATTGTATTTTCCAATCGCAGATATAAATCGGTTCAAAAATACAATCGCACTTTTCCTAGCCTGGTCACGAATTACTGACTTTTTGGGCGCATAATTCAGTCATTGGCGAAATTAACCGCCAACCCCAAACTTAATAACTGGAGTAACTGACATGACAAACCTGAACATCGCTACCGCCACTTCCGCTGAACTCTTGGCCTTCTTCAACACCCACACCGGCGGTGCCCAAGTCAA